AGATATAGACTATTCTAAACCAATGGACAAGGAGGCTGCGGAATACGCTCAGCACATGGTAGATCGCCAGCAAAACGTGTCCGATCCTGACTTAGCTGGAGAATTCTGGATTGACAGTAATAGAAGTTTAGTTCGAAAGCTACTGTTTCCTATGGCGAACTTCGCTATGAACCAGAAGACTAGAATGTATACTGACATAAAGACTTTAACAAAGAAAGGTCAGACCGCTGAGGACAGAGCGACAGCAGTTAGATCACTATTAGGAACAGTTGCAGAATTCTCAGTGTATAGAGGTATGGCTCTAGCTATTGGATATGGCATGAAGGATATGGTAGCTGAAGCGCTGGGGTACGACCCTGCTGAAGATGACCCTACTATAAGTAAAGCAGTTGACAAAGAAAACAAACTTAGAAAAAGTGAAGGCAAAAAGCCTATGAACGAGAAGGAGGAGAAAGCCTTCAGAGCTAAAGAGATCCAAAAGAAAACTGACGATGTTGCAAAGAGAACCATTGCTACATCTGCGGTTAAGGATTGGTTATCCCCAGCTCCAGTTGTAGACTTTGCCTTTATAAAATCAGCCAACTATGTGCTGGATGAATATGGCAGCACTCAAACTGACACTAAAGAGATTGACAGAGAAGTTAAGTACGAGAAGTCCAAGCGCAAAAAAGAAGGTAGAGACTTCTCTAAAAAAGACGAGGCCAAGATGAGAGAGCGTCTAGCTTCTAAAGGATCATTTCAATTATGGGACTTCGATGATGCAGGGTACTCTGAATCGTATGGTACGATGGGGATCTTGATGGATAAAGTTGGTGAAATGACTGCTATGAATGCAGCAGCAGATGACGGTGTTGTAGTATCGGAATCTAACGGTGGCAAGTCGGAGAAAATTCTCCTGCCTAAACACCAAGACATAGCCAACACCAATAGAAACGTGTATACTGTGTATTTACTAGGGCTAATCCCTTCTGATGTAGGTAAAGCATCTTTAGATACCAAAAAGAAGATTGAAAAACTAGCCTTCACCGAGCCTCAGATGGACGAATACGAGAAGTTATTCAAGTATAGAACAGGATCAAAAGCTAAAGGTGAGAAGTTAAGAAGAGAAATCGAAGCTCAGCCGGACGTGATATCTGTAGAGGAAGAGAGATTACTTAGAAGAGGGAAGAAGTCTCCAGAGGTATATCAATGGAGTAAAAAGCAGAAGTAAACTATTTTTGTTTCTGTTTCTTACGCATTAGGAAGTCTATTGTTGATACAATAATTACTATAATTAGCAGTATAGGTATAGGTGAGGCTATCATTTTAGCATTTCTGGATTTATTGTTATACGGGCAACTTCCCCAAAGTCTTTATGATAAGTAATTACTTTAGAATCTCTTCCGGATATCCACCCTCCTCGACTAGCATACGCGTCTTTTGCAGCTAAAGTTCTGTGCTGCTCTATAGTCATCAGGTTCGTTTCATTTACTTTATCATGGTGTAGATGTCCAGTATGAGCGTAAACGTGCCTAGAAGCGCCGAATTGCTCCTTAAACTTCGATACAAACACTGTGTCTATGTTTTTGAGATTCCTTTTGTGTCCATGATGCATGAAAATACACACTTCCCCCCAGTTGAAGTTGTAATATGGGTCCGGATTAGTATCGATCGTTAAGCGAGGTTCGTTTTCGTAGAACATTTGAAAAACTTCTCTTAGCCACACTGAAGAAGCGGGGTCATGATTACCCTCAGCCATTACCATGTGGACTTTTGGATATTTTTCAAGTAGCATTGAAACTATTCTTCTTATCACTCTCACGGCTACTCGTACTAGTTTAGTAAATCTAGTGTCAGCATCTAATATATGCTTACTGGCTGGGGTTACTGCATCTAGTCCATCCCAATGTAGAAAGTCTCCAATCTGAGCGAATATAGCCTGTTCTGATTGAGGAGAAGACTCTATAGCAGACTCGAACCATTTTACTAGCAAATCCTCAGCTGACTTCATGTCCCAATCGTCGCCAGATTCCTCACCCCAAGACATCATACCAAGATTGTAATCAGTAATAGTATACATGTTACATAGATTGCTCTTGGTTGATTTCTTCTTGGTTGGTTGCGGTTTGTAAGGCTCGATAGAAGCCTTCATTTCTTCAAGAGCGATCCTCATAGCTTCGGCTTCCTTCTCTTTGTCTAGACTAGTCTTGGTCCACTCCATAACGAGATTCCCACTAGCGTCCTTTAGGGTAGACTTGCCGGTAACTTTCATTGCGTCCAGATGTGAGTGTCTATATGTACTGCCTCTTTCTTTTTGAATAATTTTTGTCACGTACTTTCTAAAAGTACCTGCTGTAAAATCTGTTCCGTAACCTTTGTAAAGTCGCCTAGATACTTCGGCTCTGTTGGTAATTCCTTCGTCGTAAAGCTTTAAAGCTTTAGTTTTTAAATCTTCCATAGCGACATAAATATACAGCTATTTTCCGATTTGTACCTATTTATTTACTCTTTAGGTGGCTTATTCTCTTTCTTTATCACAGCTAAGACGCACTGTAATTTATGAATAGCATTGTATATTTCTTCACTATCATCGTCCATAATAGCCTCATGTACTTGCAGGTATAGCTCTTCAACGCGGCTACATTCCATTAGTCTATAGTTGATATTTTCGGGTGACTTACTAGACACTACGATTTCTTTTTTTCAAATGCTACTGGATAGCTATTCATATGTTCGACGACTTTCTCATTATCAACGAATCTAAGAAAAACTCCCTTATTATCAAAGAGTTTAATCTTGTTTATGCGAATTGAGCCATCTTCAAAGTGATAATCTGTCACTACTAAATAGGCTTTAGGCAAGTCTAGATCCATTACTTTAGCTAGTTCTTTTACTGCTGGATTGGTTGGGAGGTTCATTTCTTAATATTTTACAATTCTAATATTTAACTTTAACTCTTTAGCTGTGTCGATCATGTTTTTCGTCCCTTTAGATTTACCATCCCAAAACGCTATTAAAGAATCTGCATGTTCAGCCATCTCTCTATTTCTTATAGGTCCTGCTGCGTTGCCGTATTTCCCCCAGTTAGCATTGAATACCTTGACGTTTAATTCATTAGCTTCGGCGAAGATGTGTGCTAAAGCGTCAGCTCCTTTACAACCTCCGTGAATGATTTCTGGTTTTTCTGAAAGGCTTCCTAAGTAATGTTTAACTTTCACTTTAAACAGTTCGAAATCATTAAAGCTTCGTCCTCCAGCTATTATCACTTTCATAATCATTCTGTTTTAATCCACTTGATTGGAGCCATATCGTCTCCTTTAGTTTGATACATCTTCCCTAGCCTCAATCCTTCCACCTTCTCTTTAAACTCCTCCGCTGTCCAACAGAGCCAATATTCGAAGCCTAACGCTTCTACCATTTTCTGAAACTCTATTTGCTTCGGTCCTTGTCTGCCTCCTTTTGTTTTAAACTCGCAGAAGATGACTTTCCCAGGCAAGATCAAAACAGTATCCGAGAATCCTGCCATTAACCCAACTGCTTTCCTTTTCATTTGCTCGACTACATCTTTTGTCTCGTTCGGTATAGATGCTATTACGCAACGGGGCTCATGATGTTTGAGGCAGTAGTTTCCTCTAAACCACATAACAGCCTCCTGTTGCACTCTTGCTTCCGATTTTTGTTGTTCGCTCATTATTTTTTTCTAGTTATTTGTGACTGTCTCCATGCCCATTGCTCAGGATTGTTGTAGCCTAATTCTATAGCTAATCCTATTAAACATTCTTCCCCTTTTCTGGCAGCTATACCTATAGCGTGTCTTTTTGTTATCCTGTCTAGTTTAGCCAATATCCCTAACTCCTCACCATCACATTCCCAAGGAGGCTTGTCTGGAATATCTTTTTCAAAGAATTCTACCATTTCACCGTCCTTACCTGTCAACACTGCTATTGGAAAATTATGACCGCAATAAGGGCAGACTCTAGCTGAACCGTAAACCATAGCTTCACAGCTTGGACAGTCCTTTACTACTGCCTCGCCTACCTTTTTCTTTTTCTTCTCTTCCAGTTTCCATGTTCTAGGTTGGGACCACATGCCGTGTCTAGTATGATTACCTCCGAAATCTAGGCAAATAAAATCTTTTTTACTAATTTCAGGGCATAATCTTGATCCTCTGCCACACATCTGAAGGAATAGAGGTAATGAATCTGTTGCTCTATTCAAGACTATACATTCAATTGGAGGATGATCGTACCCAGCAGTAAGTATCGATGCATTATTGAGTACCATGCAATCACCATTTTCAAACTCGTCAAGCATCATCTTTCTATCACTATCACTTGTCTTAGAGGTTAGACTGTATGATTTTATCCCAGCCTTATTAAACTCCTCAGCCATTTCGTCTGAGTGCTTGATGTTACAATTAAATACAATAGTCTTTCTATTTGAGCATCGCTTTCTCCATTCTTCCACAACTCCATTGAACACTTTTACTTTACTAAATGCTTGATACTGGGATTTAGCAGAATAGTCTCCATTAGCTCCTTTTTTTAGATCAGACAAATCAGCCGCTTCCATTTGAAAAGCCCTATAAGGTACTAGATATCCCTGTTTAATGAGGTCGGGAGTATCAATAACCTGCACTATATTCGTGTAGTACTTAAAAAAATGCTTACCGACTGGACTGGCTGTAACTCCTAATACATATGCTTCTGGATAGATATCAATCATCTTTGAGAAATTGCCGTAATGAGCTTCATCTATAATAATAAAGTCAGGATTTAATAGCTCTAGTAAGTGCGATCTCCTGGCAAGAGTCTCAACCATAACGATAAATATACCGGCCGTGGATGGTAGTTCTTTTGTTTTAGCATTTATGAGGTGAGGTTTTATACCTACCTTGTTGAACGATTTTAAAGTCTGATTAAATAACTCCTCTCTGTGAGTAAGTATTATAACCGTTCTCCCTCGCTCAGCTGCTAATCCGGCCATATGAATAAACGTAAACGTCTTTCCAGACCCCGTTGGCTTAGCGAGGACCTGTCTGAGATGGCTTTTCCATCCAAGCGATACTTGCTTTACCGACTCCTCTTGATATGGTCTAAGGTTGCTCACTTCTTAGCTACAAAGAAAGATGCTCTGATCGTAGTGTCTCGGCTAAAACTATTTTCAAACATAACTATATCAGCATACTTGCCTTCAATAAGAACTTTGTATATCTCACTGATCACATCTTCTTTTATGAGTGCTTCTAGGTCTTGCTTTGATAGATTTAACCGTTTAATTTCATTAAAACTTATCTTTCTCTCTACTTGTACCTGTTTATAGTCTAATATTTTAGACTTTACAATAATTCTGTTCGTTGGCTCAACCAGGGTTACTCCCAATCTTCTACATAACCAAAATATAAATCTCTTTTTCATAATCTACAATCCTTTAAACAATTCATACCAATAAGCATATCCTTCTTTAGTCTGCTCCCAGTCAAAAGACATAGTCAATGCGTCACTAACTCTGCTAGGCTCTTCTGCTAGTCGTTCTTCGTAGAATCTTTTATTGAAGTAGCCTAAAGCTTGAGTGCTGTATGGCTCTGGTAATTCTGCTAGTAGTTGTTTTGCTTTTTTCATTCGTTTAATTTTTCTCGCATTTTAGATTTTAACTCTTCTAATTTCGCTGTAGCTTCCTCCTTTGTGGTATAGAAAAATGTGACCGGGAAAAACTCTCCAGCCTTGTTATACCTTTTACCTTCAGAGTTTATCGATCTAAAGCGCACAGCCAGTCCAGCATCTTCTTTAAGGTGTTCTAGCTTAGTCACGTTAGATATGAAAGCTAAAGACATGGATTTTTCCGGACAAAACAAACCTTTTACTTTTCTTGATGATACACTTGTGCATGCAGGATTGAACCTATTGAAATCTAAGAAATAAAGTTCATCTCCTATCTTTAAATCTCCAAACGTCTTGTATTCTATTTTTTCACTCATCTCTTCTCTAAAAACCATTTTAATGCCTCCATTTCATCTATTTTACCTATTAATTCTCGTCCTAATGGTGTCGGCATATATCCATCAAGAACGCGTAGGTATTGCTCTTTTGCGTATTGTATTTTTTGTTCTAGGGTCATTTTAAAATAATGTTTGTTCTTTCTCTTTCTTTTTTACATTAAACTGTACCCAGATACCATTTGTTCCTCGATCTCTTTCACTCTCACCGCCGTATTCGTACTCACCCCATATCATTAACCATTGAATGAAGAAGTTTCTAGACAGCGCTCTTTTAGCTCTTGGTGCGTAATCCGGATAGTCCTCAACGAAGTCATTGAATATACTAGCTGCTAAATGCTGTACCCCGTCTCGCCTGAACTTGTTGTTTTTGTCATTCATAAACTCGTAGAAGTCGTGGTTGGTAGCTGCTATCAGCTTTCTGGCTCTAAGATTCTTGAACGGGCTCTTTATGAATCCTTTGTCTAAATACAGCTGGAGACAGTTGATCATGTAGTTGTCGAATATACACCACTCAACCTCAGTCCAATCGGTAAATAGATCATGTCCGAACTCATCTCTAGGAGTATTGTCTTTAGTATAGAATTGTTTAAACTCTAACTCCCACTTACGTCTGTCAAACGAATTTCCAGTACCTCTAATCGCATAGTTTGTAGTCACAATTATCTTTGGCGATCTAGGGAAGTCAATGAATATAGCATCCTTGTTTTTCTTCTCTAGCGTCATCCCTTCAGTTATCAAAGGAAATGTATTCTCGAATTTCCAATTCTTCTGAACATCGTCAAATGCTAGCACCTGTGTATCCTGCTGTACTGTCTGATATGGGAAAGACTTGTCAAATCTAAACATCTTACCATCGATCTTCACAGTCTTTCTGAGGTGAGATATAGCCGTTACGAATATACCTTTACCTGTCCCTCCTTCCGGATTCTCTGAGATGATCTCGTCATTGAGTATTACAGCTGGGCAATACGATGATGGCTTGTATCCATGAAGTAAGAAGCCTATAGTACTTTCAACGCTTTCCACTCTACTCTTATCGTCTCCTGAAATGTTACGTATGAATTGCCTATACTCACATCCCGAACCATCACATTGATCATAATCTCGATCGATCATTTGGTCCTCCCAGATCCAGCCAGGTAATTCTTCGTACTCTATAGTCTCGGCATTATCTTTTGTTATTCTAACCGCTACGTTTTTAAAGAACAGGTAGCTATCTTCAGCAGTGTCCCGCATAAATTGTATCTCAATAGCCTCTAGCATCGCTAAGAAGTCCTCTTTGAAGTATCTCACCTTATCAGCAAAGTGATTCCATACAGCTCTATCTTTCACTCTCTTCTTGATGTAGCCAAGTACAAAGTCCTTGATCGTCTTCTCTGTAGTGTTTTTTACTCTATTGGAAACCTTTCGAACAAATATAAAATTCTTAGACCCTTCAGGATAGAACTTGTAGAATCCATTATCTTGAAGAAATTCTGTAAATCTATCATGCTGAATAGCTACAACTCCTTTGTTCGATTTAGTCCAGAACTTCTGTATCCCTTCGCCAGCCGCTTTATCAAGCTTATCTACAATTGCTTTAGCTTCTTTTTTATCTACCTCGTACTCCTCGATGATCTCAGACTGAATCTCTTCTTTCAGTTCTCCCTGTTTGAGTTTTCTTTTCAGTTCGTGAATCTTGTCTCCATCTTCAAATACTTTAGTATTGAATTCTCCGGTAGCTTTATATGCGCTGCGGATAAGTGTTTCGATCTCAGTTCGTATCTTCTGCTTTCCTTGATCATATTCCCTTAAAGCGTATTCACAAGTTGACTTTGGTATACCAAACTTGTTCATTGCTGACGCTAGAATGAATAGGTTGTCATTCTTCTTACCTTCAATTAGTCCATACTCTCTATCCCACCATATGATGAGCCTTCTGATTATCTCTCCTTCTTCTGTTACAGCTATAGTTGCACTAGATTCTGATCGATCAACCTCCTCAAAGCGCTCCTCGGCTGCAGTATCCCATACTTCACTATCATAATTTATATAGATACTTGGATCGTATGACTCGTAACATACTCTAGAAATATTCTTACATGAAGTATCAAACTCTTCAAAGTTCCAATATTCTTGGAGTGCGTTAAAGTATCTGGTATGATTCTCGATATCTCTAGGGATTTTTACCAGCACTTTTAGCCCATCTCCTGAAGGTGAAGTAAATACAGACAACACGTAGTTATCAGCCTCCATCCCTTCTCGAATAGCCTTTCTTCTGCTTGCTGTTTTGAATCCATCAAAGTCAAGGCAAATGATTCCACTATGTTCTATAATAGCGTTATCAGCTCGTTTAGGGAATTCTCCAGAGAAACATATAGCAGGTAATTTCTTTTTTAGAATATTACGATCGGCCTTGTCTTTCTCTTTTCGTATAGCCTCAACTAAGTCTTTGCTCTTACCGCTCTTAATCCTGTCCAATATCTTCTCTATTGGCGGGTGGAACGGCGTATCGGTACTTGTAATGTTTTGAAATATAGTAATGTTTCCTAGCATAATGTTGAGGACTGTTGACGTTATGACGACGATTTTTGACTTTATTGAATGATTATCAGGTAGTTAGCTTGTTTTTATGTTAACGATGACAAAATTGACATAGAAAAAATAAAAAAAAATATTTTTATTAAAGAAATTGAAAAAAGAGTTGGTACTTTTCTCGTAACGTCAACATGATTTTTGATAAAACCCCCTGTACCACTACGATACAGGAGATTTTTGTCTTCATGTTGTCGTCATTCGTTGACATGCTAGAAGGGCAAATCATCATCTTCAGCCGTAGTATTGGCTGTTGTGGCCGGTGCTGGTTCTGCTGCTGGAGTAGGTATTCCACCCTCTACAGGTTCAATTCTCCAAGCGTCGAGCGTGTTGAAATATTTTACCTCGCCTTGTGGAGAAGTCCACTCTCTTCCGCGTAGATTAAACGAAACCTCAACCATTTGACCTTCTCCGATACCATCCATCATCGAGCACTTATCCTGCACTGCTTGAAATAAGATATCCTGTGGGTACATGCTTGATGAATCATTGATTACAAACTCTCTCTTTGAGAATTTTTCTGTCACCTGTACGGTGTCCTTAATGACCTTTACGGCCCCTGTTAATTTGAACATATTTGTTTGATTTTACTATATCTAGCTTAGAATTTACCGTCTAAGCTTCGGTTTATTTAACATGAGTAACGATCTTATCGATCAATCCACATGCTGTATTATACTTATCTTTATACTGAGCATCCTCGAATTCATACTTAGTCTTCAACTCTTGAAGATCCGTAATAAACTCTTCAAAGATAGTAGCTTCGCCTTTGTTCGCTTCAGCTTCGTTGTATAGGCGTATCTTTTTTCTGTATTCCTCTACAGTTTGTTCCCACTTATTATCCATGTATGTAGTGAGTTGATCAGGAGTAACTGACATGTCCTCGAAAGTAAAAGCCTTGCCATCCCACGATAACCCAAGATCGATAATTTGCTGTTGACGCTCCTTGTTCTTGTTCTCAGTCGCTAATCGAGCTTTATTTTCAGCTACCAGTTTATTCGCTTCAGCCTTAGCTTCCTTAGCTTCTTTTGCTAAACGCTTCTTCTCAACTTCATCGTTCTTTTTCTTTTTAGTTGCCTCCTCCTTAGCTTTCTTTTCACTCTCATCTTTTTTAGACTTGAGATCCTTCAAGAAGTCTTTGAATTCCTTTTCATTAGCTTCACCGTACTCAGCATCTTTCTCCTCGCCACTCATGAACGACCAATACGGAGCTAGTTCTTTTTGTCTAGATGTATTCAGCTTAGCAACCTCTTCTAATCTCTTCTCCTCAGCTAGTCTTGCTTCTTCAGCCTTAGCTTCGGCAGCTATCTTGTCTTCGTGAGATTTCTTTTTAGTAGCTAAGAATGATTCCCAAACATCCTCATCCATACTAGACAAGTCACGTTCAGCAGCATCTTCAACATACTGATCCAATAGAGCAACACGCTCCTTCTGTAAAGCTTCTAGTCTAGCTTTTTCTTCTAGCTCTGCACGTTTCTCGATCTCCTCTAGAGTAGTCTCCATTTGTGTGATCGGCTCAGTCTCTTTGTTTTTCCAAGCATCAACAAATTTACCTGCAGCTAGGAAATACGCCTTCTGTGTCTTGTGGATCTTAGCTATTCCAGTTCTGGTCTTCACTAGTTTCAATCGTAACTCACGCGCTTCTTTTACTGTTTCAGGGCTGTACTCTTTTTTAATGACACCATCGTATAGCTCAGCATAACCATTACGCTCATCTATCTTAGCTTGAAACGCCTTAGCTATCCCAGTCGCTTCTTTCTTTTCTAAGCCGTACTCCTCCGGATTTATTAGCTCAGCTTTTACTGTTTCTGTTTTCATTTGATTTGATTTGATTTGATTTGATTTGATTTGATTTTTCAATTGCGGCTATTAACACTAGTGCATGAGCAGCACTCATTCTTCCCTTTAAGACAAGGACAGAACAAGCTCCAATGGCTGATGCTAACAACTCTTTCTTTTTGTTCATGGTTTCTCCATTTTATAATCACTCCACGAATGAATGTATATCACACCCCATAATCCTTTTATTAAATTAAAATTTCATTTTCTCCACCATACCATCAACTACCTTGTTTAGCTTGTGTGCTTCAATCATTGCATCATCAACTAAACGCTCTATAGTCATCCAATTAGGCTTTGTTTTTGTACCTCTATCAACTTCACTCTCACGCGTTAAGCACTTCACGAATAGCGGTTTCACGCTTTCAGGTCTAAAAGAACAGAAG